CGAGCTATGAAATCACCCGCTGACGGCGTGGACTGCATCGAGGGTGGCGTGTGGATCATCAACCAAAAGATAAGCACGCTCTCGGCTGGATCCTACACCGTGGGCGCACGTGTAACCAATAAAAAGAGATTTTAATCATGGCATTTATCACACCCAAAGAATTGGAAACGCACCTCTATAAAGAGAATATAGAGGCTATCAGCAGGGAGGATGAAACAATCCTCACGGCAGCCATAGACGCTGCCCTGCAGGAAGCATACGGATATCTTGGTGCGTATGACCGCAAAAAGATTTTCGAGGCCACAGGGAGCCAAAGAAACGCCCTCCTACTCATTTTTGTAAAGGACATAGCCGTGTGGCATTTCGTGAACCTATGCAATGCCGGTACTGACCTGCAGCTCCGGCAGGATAGGTACGAGCGTGCCGTGGCATGGCTCCGGCAAGTGCAGAAATCAGACATTAAGCCTAACCTCCCCATTATAGACGAGGACGGTGACGGGAAACCGGATACTGCAGGTGAATATATCTACGGGAGCAATCCCAAGCGTAATCAACATTTTTAATATATGACTATGGCGAACAAGAAAAAAAAGACGGCCACGACAAATGCCGGGGCAAAATCAAAGGAGCAGCTGGTCATCCATCAGATCGTAGTCAAGGCTCCCCAGCGGAAAGTGTATGACGTGGGGAATTGGCGGACGGCTCTCTCCTCTGCAGACAATGGACGAACAAAGCAGCTGTATGACCTGCTCGATGATATCATGATTGACGGCGTTTTGAGCGATGCCGTTCAAAAGCGCATCGATGCGGTCACGAACTCGGAGCTTACTTTCCAAAATGCGGCTGGGGAGGAAGTGGAGGAGATCGCAGACCTGATGGACACCACCGCATGGGAGGATCTGCTGACTGAAATCCTGAAAAAGAAAATATACGGGCGTTCAGGCATTGAAATGACCTTTAATGACGGTTTCAACGTGGAACCGATTCCGGCAAAGCATATCAACCTGAAAAACCGCACAATCCTCCGGCAGGACACGGACGAAATAGGCATACCATACGAGGGAGATTCACAGCTGCTCATTCTCGGCAAAGACCGGGATTTCGGTTTGTTACTCAAGGCGGCTCCCTATGCCATCTACAAACGTGGAGGCTTTGGGGATTGGTCACAATGGATCGAGCTTTTCGGGATGCCCCAGCGCATCGGTAAATACAACACGTATGATCCGGAGAGCCGCAAGCTGCTGGAGGAGGCTTTCGATAAAGCCGGATCCGCACCGTATGTGGTCATCCCAAAAGAGGCGGATGTGGAAACCAAAGAGGGCGGAACGGGTTCAGGATCCTCGTACAACGAATTCCGGCAGGCCAACAACGAGGAGATGCTGATCACTATCCTCGGACAAACCATGACCACCGTACAGGGAGAGAAAGGCGCACGTTCATTGGGTGAGGTTCACAAGGAGGTAGAGGAGGGAAAGAATAAATCTGACCTCCGGTACGTGCAGCGTGTCCTCAACCAAAAGGTACTCCCCATGCTGGAGGCGAGAGGGTATCCCGTTGCTGGCGGAAAGTTCATTTTCCCCAAAGCGGCGGAGCAGCTCTCCGTTGCCGAGGTGGTGCAGCTCTCCGACATCATGGATATCCCGCAGAGCTACCTGCATGAAAAATATTCGATTCCCGTGCCTAAAGATGGGGAGCCGGTCGCAAAACGTGCCTCCTCTCAGGCCGCTCAGTTCGATATAGGAGAGGATTCGGAGGAGGATACAATCAGTAATGCAGACCGTAATTTCTTTATGCGCTTATGGGATTTTTTCGTGCAAGCCCCGCAGGTCGGGGCATCCATTGGAAAAGCCCCCATCAGGCTGAATGATAACGCTCCGATGTCGGAAAAGCTGGCCGCAAGGATTGCAAACGGCGAAACCGGGAAGTTCGATGCGGAGTTGTTCTCCTTTATTGCTACCGACTTTTTGAGCGGTGTTCAAAGTGCGTTCAAACGTTCAATGAACCATGCGGATGTAAGATTCGCATACGGCCTGCAGGATGACGCTTTTATCACCGCTTTGGAGATGAACCTGTTTCATTTCTCCGCCGGTAAGACGCTGGCGGAAATTCAGGAGCTGAACAAGGCGTTCAGGGAGAGCGGTAATTTTCAGGAGTTCTCCAAAAAAGCAGAGCAGATATGTGGCACGTTCAATAAAACGTGGCAAAAGACGGAATACGAAACGGCGGTACTAACGGCGGAGTCCGCCAGCAATTACCACCGGCTCATGGGAAAAACGAAAATGTTCCCTTATTGGAAATATGTCACTGCCGGGGATGAAAAGGTAAGGGAGGAACACCGGAAGCTGGACGGGGTGATATTACCGGCCAACGATCCACGATGGAAAAAGATATTCCCGCCTAATGGATGGAAATGCCGTTGCCGGGTGGTTCCGCTCATGAAACACGAGGTAGAGGGTATAGACATCAACGCCATGCGTGCCATTGTCGATGAATACCTCGGTACGGGTGAATGGAAAATGAACGAGGCTCAGGGATGGGATTCCAACCGGGGAGAAACGGCTGAGGTGTTTTCCAAGAACCAGCATTATATCCGAAAGTTCCCCGATAAGGCCGCCTCCCTGCTGGGTGACTTGCATTATAATGACTATGGACTGGATTCCTTTGGAAAGAAAGCGGCTGCAGCAACCGAAAAAGCACCGGTGTTCACCGGGGATCCGAACGAATGGAGGAATTCGCATCAGGTGATGGATGACTATAAAGGCCGAAAGGTACAACTCACGGAGGAGGTGTTCAAACGTCACACCACAAAGAAATACGAGGAGGCTCGTGTCCCGCTCGTGGAGTGTATCCCGGACGTGCTTAAAAACCCGGACGAGGTATGGATAAACGACTATCAGAAAAAGTTCGATAACCTGAACTTTATCAAGTTCTACGAGGATAAGGTGATAAACGTGGTTTGCGAGGTCAGGAACGGGAAGCTCTATCAGGTCACGACATGGTTCGAGATAGAGCGGAACGCCAATATCAAGGTGAAAGGACGCAGGAGCAGAAAGATAGATCCACGCTGGAGGTATCGCCGTGGGCTGCTTATCAAAAAGTAAAAGGAGGCTCTGAGAACCTCCTTTTATCTACGGATTGACATCCCGCTCCGCCGTATAAAGCCCGGACTTTTTGATGCCCCCGTCATCCGTCAGGTGTTGGCACATTCGATTCATCCCCGGAGCGATATGCTTACGGGAGCAAATATACAAAATTATTTTAATATGAATATCAAGGAATTAAATAAATATCTGCAATCGCTCCCGGAGGAGATAATCTCCGATGCGGCAGAAATCGTGGCGGAAACGGCCACGGAATACTATAAATCGACTTTCAAGAAGAAAGCCTTTGACGGGAACCCGTGGACTCCGGCAAAAGTACCGAAAACAACCGGATCGCTGCTGATCGACTCCGGTGCGCTGGTGAATAGTATCAGACCGGCAGTGATAACTCCCCAGCGGGTGGTCATCTCTGCGGGGAATGAAAAGGTGGATTACGCTCAGGCACATAACGAGGGTTTTAAAGGAGTAGTGTCCGTACCGGCTCATACTCGAAAAACCAAACGGAAAGATGTGTCCGTCAAGGCGCACACCCGGAAAACCAATATCCCGAAACGTGAGTTCATGGGAGATTCAGAAGAATTGAACGGGCAGATACACGCACGGATAGAGGGATATATTGACTCACTTAACAATAAATAGCCATGAACAAAGAAATTTTTATCGCCGTTTGTGACCGGCTGAAAACAGAAGTGCCACAGCTCAGGTGGATAGATGCCGAGGAGGGACAACTGAACACGGGAGAACGACCTGCAGTGGCTTTCCCGTGCTGCCTGATAGATATCTCTTACCCGTCTTGTGAAACCCACATGGGTGGCCGTCAGAAGATAAAGGCACAGATACAGGTCAGGGTGGCCTTTCAATCAGGAGGGAGTACAAACGCCGCAGCCCCAAAACTCGTGAGGGAACACGCCCTCCGCTGCATGGACACGCTGGATAAGATACACGAGGCTTTGCAATGGTGGAACGGGGGGAACCTTTTCAACCCGATGCGCCGCCTCCGGGGTGCGCCGGAAAAGAGGGCGGACGGCCTGAAAGTCTATAACGTGATCTACGAAACAGAGTTTATGGATTAGTTCCAGTCAAAGCCGGGAAACATCGCTTTGAGCTTGCGGGCGGATGCTTTGGAACACAAGAGTTCATTGTAAAAATCATCCTGCTCCACCAGCGTGTTGCTGATGGTTCGTTCCTCGACAAAGAACTCGTTATCGGAAAGGATCCTCAGCACATCATCAAAGCGGCGGCGTTTGATCTCAGTCCAATAGTAATAACGGGCGGTCATGATACGGTTCCGCTTTTCGAGCCGGTCACGGCGGGAGGTGATGGCAGCATCGGAGGAGGCAACCGTGCGTGTTCTGCGGCGGTTACCGGCTTTCTCTATTTCCGGGCAAAAAAAAGGTATCACGAGCTGCTCCTGCATATTCATTGGATTACTTAATGCAAAAGTACATCATTTGCACCATAGTACGAAAAAAGTCCGCTGAAAATTAGGAATTCAGCGGACTTTTATTATTGATCAGCGGGCTTTTACATGGTAAGTTCGCCCTCTTTGTCATCCTTACCCGGAACGAACGGCTTTATAGTGGTTACCACCGAGCTGGTCACTTTCACCCTGCCGGATCCGAGGCAGGTCGGACACCTGCAGGATCCGGACACCTTTGTCCTGTTCTCATCGCTGTACTCGAATACAACGCCTTTTCCCCCGCAACGCTTGCATACAGCCACACGGGTGGGAATATACCGGGCTTTCGCATTATTCACCTGTTCCATCTGATTCCTCCTTTATTACGGTTAATTCTTCACTTGATTTCGGGTGATACATGAAATCGGTTTTGAGCTTTTTGAAAACCGTAAGTTCCACCTGAAAATTCTCAAATTCCTTGTTCCGGCTGGAAAGCTGGCGTTTGATGAACTCGGTAACGTCACGTTTCATTTCAGGAACTGACATCTCGCCACCCGTTTCCGGGACGTACAACCCCTCAAGCCGGAGCTTGCGGTAACCTCTGCGATGGATTTGGAATTGAACTTTGTATATCATGACCACCCCTCCTTATGCCTCTGTCATACCGAGGGGAATGGTCACCCACATACCGTCCTCGTTCTTCATTTCCGCCCTCACGAACTGTTTGCTGATCGCTGGCTGGTATGCCTCCTCAATGATACGCACCCCCTCCATGAAACGCTCGTTGTCGCTTTCCTCGGCAACCTTGCGAAGCTGGACGATGCGGCTGGCTTTTAACGTGCCTTTGGAATCACGAGCCAGCAGTCTCAAGACCATGTTCACGAGTGATTTCGTTTTAGCATTGTCGGCGAGGCTCTCGATGTACTCTTTCACGATGGCGATGCCGTCCTCCACCGTGTCACGGTAACCGTCCGTCACGTACACGCCGAGGGTAATGCGCTTGTTCCCCTCCGAATTGGTAAAGGTATGGCTGCGCTGGTCATCCTTTACGACTTTCAAAACCTCGCATTTCATGTCGAGGATACTCTTAAAGTTCTCCAGCACCGTTTTTTTGGTTTCCTTGATATCCTCACTCAAGGAGAGGAGTACCGGGATTGCGCTGTTCACTTCGTCATCCACCATTTGGCGGTACGTTTCACGTTCGGCTTTCGCCTTTTCCTGTGCCTCTTTTTTGGCCTTTTCCTTACGGAATACCTCGAACTGAGCCTTTTCCTCTGCCGTCATTTCAACGGTCTGCTTTTCTTCAATCTGTGCCATAATATCACATTTTAAATGGTTTATAAATAAGTTAATTGAGTTCTTTCTTTGCTTTCTGCATATCCTTTTGCCGTATGGAACGGATTCGGAGCAACACCGCATCCAAATCATCGGCAGATAACTCCCTGAATTTCTTTCCTGCGATACGAACGCCCAAACAAAAGTTATCCACCGCCGCCCAATTTGCCGTATCAATACCCATCAACTGCATTTGGTGGAGAACGGCGGAACGTTTCTTTTTCAGAACCTCGTAACTGACCGGACGGCTGGATCCGGTCTGCTTCTCCATCTCCCGTATCATCGAGTTATATTCACTCAAAGTCATTTCTCTCAGAGAGTCCGTCCGGCCATTCGTAAAGCTGGATACAAGCTGCAGCTTTAAACCGTCCCTGTCAGAACAGGGTATTTTCGCCAGCAGCGTCCAAAAACGTGAATAACTGTTTGTCTTTGCCATAATCAGTCAAGTTCAGGGGTTTCACTTTCTTTTAAGGATTGCAGGACGTACAATTCGGTAATAGCCGGGTTCGTCCCCAAATTACTTTCGCCGGAGTCATAGGCCAACTCAAATTCACGCTGACAAATGGCTCGCTGTTCCTGCAGCTTGGATGCCGCATACTCTTTCATCGCATCGACAATACGTTTCAAATCTTCGTGAGAAAACTTTCTGCCGAGTTCCTCGTTCTTTTTCAGGCTGAATACCTGTCTTAATGCTGATAATGCTTTCATATTTGCACGACTTTTACAGGTTGTTGTACTACTTTTACCATTGCCTCCGGCACGTCCTTGATGATAGCTGCGGCCAACTCCGGGTTCCGGAGTTCAACCACCGCCCATTCATCTTTCTTGGCCGGGCTGATCAGCAATTTCTCCGGTCGATTAGAGCAAGTCCAATCCATCAGGACTGTACTTAAAGAGGCTACCGGTAAGCCTATTTGATAAAGTTCTTCGTTCATATTCATATACTTTCACGGAATTTTTTAATACACTCAAACAAATAATACGCAATAAGAGGGATGACAGCATTTCCCATATCCTCTATTCTTCTTTTGTCCAATTCACGGGAAAACCCATCATCCATTCGTACATTATCATAGCTTGATTTGCCGTTAAACCGTTCAATTGGAATTGATATAGGGCTTTGTCTTGGTGTCCTCTCATGTAATATTTCTTGTATTGGGCGGAAGATCTCAAGATGATTTTTGCGTCCGATTTCGATGGCGTAGGCAATACCGTAAATTCGTTCTCTCTTATGATTGAAACCAAATTGTGTAGCCGATAAACATTGCCATTGACAATCATACCCGCTTTTGGTAAGATCGCAAAGGACTTGTTCAAATCCTCGAATAGTGAGCATTGGGCTGTTTTCAAAGACGATGAATTTAGGTCTAATTTGCCCCACAATTCTTTTATATTCTTTCCATAAACCGGAACGTTCTCCATTGATTCCTTTAACTTTTCCATCTTCCCAAAGTTTTTTATTTGAAACATTTGCTATTGATATATCTTGGCAAGGAAATCCTCCGCTAATAATATCCACACAAGGGGGATCAATCATTGCACAAACATCTACAAATTGAACGGCATCGGGAAAATGACATTTAAGGATGTTCCGTTTATGCTCCTCACATTCGCAATTCCAAATTGTTTTTATTCCCGACATTTGGGCTCCAAGGTCAAAACCTCCAACCCCAGAGAACAAACTACCATGTGTCATTGAACTCATACAATAATTATTTTGCAGGTTCCCACTCGATTGTTATCACGGCATCGAGTTTACCGCTACCTTTACAGACCGGGCAATCTATTTTCACCCGTTCCCGTTGTTCCTCTCCCCAAAAGAAACCGTTACCGTGGCAATGGCTACACCGGTGGCCTTTGCTGGAGATACTTTCTTTCCTGTTTCCCTCCCCGATAAACATGGGAGGCGATATCAATATCATTTGGTTGTTTTTGCTCATTTCCATTCGTTTTAAATGTTATCTCCCCAATATCTTACCGCACCCTCGTCCCAAATCGTAAAATGCCCCACGGAGCCGAAAAAACGGCCTTTCGAGAAAGCCCGGAACCCCTCCACGTAAATTTTCAGGGAGGCATCATACATCACTTTCTTTGCGCTCCGGCCATCAGGGTTCCGCCCGTCCGCATGGGAGATAAAGATCAGCAGCTTGTTCCGGTGCGCCTCCTTGAATTTGATGTACTCCTTATAGCTCATTTGGGTGTATTGAAAACTGTCGATGACGTAAAAATCGGGGCTTTTATGTTTATCCATCCTCTCACCAAGTTCGGACATCGGCTCACAGTCGAGCAGCTGGAAACGGCGGTTTACCTCGGCCATATTGAAACGGCGGAGCGTGTTCTGCATGGTAAGGCTCGCACCCTCTTCGAGGCTGTCATAAGCCACCCGCCCGAACTTTGCCAGCTCCTTGCAAAGCTGCATGACAAAGCTGCTTTTCCCGTTACCGCTGTTGCCCCAAATAAACCAAACGCCGATCCGTTCAGGCTCGCCGAAAGCCTCCGCCCATGCGCCTGTCAGCTTGAGCGTTTCTTTCTTCATGCTTACTGCCTCTGTTACCGATAATGCCCGTGCCATAAATCAATACCTGAAATCTGTAAAATGAATAACCACTCCCTCGAAAGTATCAGAGGTCTTAAAGAACCAGCTTACGAAATCATCGAGAGTCATCCCGTCATTGGCTGCCAGCTGCTCCACGTTCAGAAGCTGTTTCCCGTCTATGAAAACGGACGGCTGCTCGATATCGGAGTCCCATGTCATCCTTACCTGCTGGATACCGATTTTTCTCAGCCTTTTCACCTCCAGCTGCGGGGTGTGATAAGGGCGGCCAATCCACCGGCGGATAGATAGCTCCGCATTGCGGGAATTGATCTGTTTCATGTTGTACTCCCATTTGCCCGGATCCTCACGGAACGTGTGGATCTTGGTTCCTTTAATCACTTTCTCAGGAAAGCCGGTGAGCTGGCCTCCTTTAAGATGGCCTGCCGGGAACCGGCTTGCGAGTGGTAAAACAATTTGTTTCATATACTTTTTGAATTACGTTCAAACGCCGTTCAACCGGCATTTGAACAGGGTTCTATACTATTTCGCTGCCGCCACTTTTTTCTCCCGGTGAATGGCATCTTTCACGCATCGCAAATCAAACTCCGATTTCTCCGTCACATCGATCACCTTTGCGATCTGTCTCTTGTCCGTCAGGCCGTTGGCTTGACAAATGGCAAATACATCATTGCAAGAGGTTGGCTCCAACTCAAAGAACTTACGCCCGATACGGGAATAAATCTCGTTATACCCTTTCCGGTTATGGTTCAAACCGCAATCAATACGGTGCTGGATGTAATCAGTGGATAAGAAAGTAATCCCGCATTTGCCCTCCAACCGGTTATACAGGTTGATA